ACCTTTAACATATGCAACTGCGAATCCTGTCTGCCAGTTGGCATAGCCCTTTGTATACCTCATACCGCTACTTGAAAGGTCAACCATGTTCCCTACCTCACACCCATATAAAACACGCCCTACACGCCCATTAAAGGCTTCTGTGTGGCATGACAAACCCAACCTATGAGTATGACCCATCACTACTGAAACGCCCATGCGTTTTGCAGCCCCTAATGCAGATTGCCCCGCTAAGTTACTGAGTGGTACTGAGTCGCCATGAATTGCAGTCCAACCATGCGCCCAGTTAAGTCCGTATGGGTGAAACTTAATACCAAGCTTGTCGTACTGCATGAATCGTTCGTAACGCAATTCAGGCAAATTAAGCAATGAGGGAAGTTGTTTTTTAATTGATTTGTAAAGTCTAATTCCATGGTTACTTCCTAAGACATCTGTAACGCCAAGGTATTCAAGAATATCTTGAGTGTATTTTCTATCATCATCAATGTTACCTTTAAACTCATCAATGCTACCTCTTGAAAAACTACCAAGATAAGGTAAATCAATTTCATCACCAATGCAGATATTTTGGTGAGGTTGCCATTTCCTTAAAAACTTTCCAAATACTCGTACTGCCGCCTCATTTACAAATGGGGCTTGAAGGTCGGGCGTGAACGCGACGCGCCTAATTATTCGTCGCCCTCGTCGTCGGTTGGGTCAATCCTAGGAATCAAAGCGTCGGGCTTGTCGTTGCTTATCCAGTCAGGAAGTGCATTATTTTCCTGCATAAAGAACCAAGCTACTTCATTGCTGAATCCAGCCTTTTTCGCTGCCTTGTAAATCTCATGCTTTGTAATCATAAAAACATCAAGCTTAGATAAAGGTTCGGGTGACCTGCGAACAACCCGACGGTTAATCTTTTTTCTTTTACGAGTAGCAGCCATGTCTTAAGTTTACTTCCTACTAATGACAATAAAGAGTTCATCTATTCGATTTGAAAGGTGTGTCGTTTCTTTTTGTAAATCTGTCAATTGGTCTTTCATGCTTGAGCCGCCATTGGGGCGAAGTTCATTTAACCAACCTCGCACCAAATAGCGCAATCCTGCAAGGACTCCAATAAAAGTTGTGGTAATTCCAGCTGCAAAGCCAGCCCACTCAAGGGCTGACATTATTCTTTACTGCCTATGCCAAAATCAGAATCAGCCTTATCTAAAGCTTTGACCGCAGGGTGGGCAAGTGCGGCAAGTATCACCGAAATAGTCGGGTCAAACCCAAGTTCATTGCTTGCAATAAATGTAAGAAAGGAAACTAAAACTCCTTTGAAGTATGCCTTAAGGATTGCTTTTTGTTTATTGCTGACTTTCATTATTTGCCCCCTAGTAGTGGTATGTCGAAAAAATCTGAGTTTGAATCTTGATTGGTGCGAAAACTGCAATGTATGTGATGGGTGTGGGGTGAAAATCCGCGATATTTTCTCCATTTATAATTAAGAATAGGAGAAGCAATCTGACCCATGTGAATTACATAAGATATGCGTCCGTTATCTTTAGCGTAGAGTCTAAGCTGATTTGCCAAATAGATTGAATCCCCTTTGTTGTCAGAAAGGCGAGCGTCAATGTCAATTGCACGAACGACAAATTTGGATTTAGCGTCGGGTATGTGGTCGGATTTACCTGCCAATTGATGGCGCAAATCTGCAATCCACCCATCAGCTCCACGAAGGCGACTTGGGTATGAATCATCTATTTGTTCCCTCAGCTGTGCAGCCGCTTTTGATAACCATGGTTTCATTTAGACACAATTCCTCAAGATTATGCTAAGAGTAATTTAGCCTCGTCAGCGGTTATGCCTAAACGCTCAAGTAATTCAGCCTTAGCCTGAGCCTTTGCTTTAACTTTGGCTTTGTCTGCTTCTTGGTAAGCAATCCACCCTGCTTTGATTTCATCATCAGTTGGTTTGATTTGTTCTTCATCAAACCATTGCAAGTCATTATCCATTAAAGACCACAAAGCGTTTGGTCTTAAAAACTGAATTGTTTTGACTTTATCATCATGTTTCATTATGCACCTATTTCTAACAAAGTAATTGTGCTAACTGCGCTGCCTTTTTGAAATGAAGCGGTTGTAGAAGAAAAATTGGATTTACCTGTGATTTTGTAGGTTGTTGCAGAAGTTGTAGAAGGACTGTCTAAATATGTGATTGGTGTAACTGTGGTAAATATTACACTTGACTCACCACTCATAGCAATATATTGGTAAAAACTTCCACCCTCATCTGCTGCACCTTGTTGCAAAATTGTCGTAGAACCCCTAACCAAACGATATTGAACTCCAACATCATCTGAGGTTCTACTTGCACTTGCTTGCTGACTTGCAATAACCAATATTTTACTTGTAGCAGCACTTGGAGTAATGGTCGCTGACAAACCAGTATCAGCGTATGTTGTTGTTGTTGTATTAGCCGTTGAATATTCAGCAAATACAACCTGCAACACTTTGCCACCCCCACCAGCAGCAGGAGTTGCCCAAGATGGCACACCACCAGCAACAGTTAATACTTGACCAGTTGTTCCAATACCTAATCTTGCAGGTGTTGAACCACTTGATGAATAAATTGTGTCGCCTGTTGTCGTCATTGGATTAGTCATGCCCGTTGTATCTAGGTTTGCCCAAGCACTTCCTGTGTAATAAGTAGTAACATTTGTATCTTTTAGATAAGCAAACTGACCCTCTTGAGGTGAAGTAATTGCTGCGTCCCTAGCAGTAGCATTAGCAAAAACTAAAACTCCCTGCATTAAATATCCGTTAGTATCCGCGGCACTCAAAACATCACCTGCGTTAAAAGTTTTAAAGCCTAATCCTGCTGCCATTTGTATTCTCCTTTAGTAGCTAAGTATATCGTCATTTAACAGTCCATAAGTTGAACTGGATAAAATTAGCCCGTCAACAATGGGTTCTAAGGTGGTAAAAACACCTGTCCAAGAGTTTGGGGTTATATTCCAAGCAACACCTTGAATTTGAAGGTTCTTGGTTATTGTTGAACTGTCGGGTTGGATATTAGTTATTTGAACATTGTCAAAATAATCTAAAGCCAAAATTGTGGCTGTTGGAACAGCAGGGTCTATTAAGTCAAGAGTCATTTCATCAATTCTAATGGTCGTGTCTGACCTTGTTGCCACATAGATTTTAGCCAAATCAGCAACCTCAGCGTCCGTAGCCACAATGAGTTCACTCGTTGTAAGACCATGGGGGAAGTATGTGGCAATGCTGTCAGCGTCTTGATTATTTTGAACCGCGCCACCAATGCGTGAAAAAGAAACTGAGTTGATAATAAGAGAGTCATCAAAGGCAAATTTTAAATTGGTGTAAGGTATTCCACCGCTTTGATTAAAAGCAAGTGGAGTTCCTGCTGCACTTCCAATAGTTTCATGTCTGTTTTTAAATATTATGTCGCCTTCAGGTGAGCAAAATAAAGCACCTTGTTCGCTAAATTCAGCGTTCTTTATAGCTTGTAAAGAAGTTCTTAAACTTGCTGGGTCATTAACTGTAAGCGTATTTCCTGTGTCAATGTCCCTCATTTGAGTTGGAAAATTTACGGTGTCCAAAATCTTTCCAATGCGTGTGCCAGTATCTTGTCCAGCACTTGCACCCGTAACGGTTGTTACTGAAGCAAGGTTTAAAAGTCTGAAAGCGTCACTTGCACTAATGTCCACATAAGACACATTTTCAGCTTGATCATAAGAATATTTATAGTCTGTTGTATAACCACTAAACAAATAATATGAATTGCCGTTAACTGTGGCAGAAATTCTTAATTTTCTTAATGGTACTAATTCGCCAAAATAAGGTGAGCTAGTGTTTTGGGGATTAAAGCTTGAATCAGGGTCATAAATTCTGACAATGCAAGTGCCAGCTTCATAAGTGTCGCGGTAAATATTTCTGCCACGCCTTATGCTAATTTGGCGGGTTTGTGCAGTTAGGTCAGCAACTAAAGCAGGTGTTGTTGACGCAGATAAAATGTTTGTGTCTAAAATTCCGTTAACTGGGTCTGACAGGGTGAAAGGAATCCCAAATGTTGCACCCGACGAAAAATTTAAAGAAACGCTTAAAGTTGCTGGGAGCGCCATTATTGAAACGCACCAAGTAATCTGCCAACAGCACTTGGCGAACCTGAAAGATTTTGATTTAATAAACCATTTCTAATTTGATTTACAAGGTCACCATCTGAAACGACATTGCCAGCATTGTTTATAGTTATGTTAAGTGTTGGTGTTCTTACCCCAACTTCACTCATTACGCCTGTTATTGATTGATACTCACTTAAAGAAACTGGGGCATTGGCAAGAACTTGAGCAGCGTTTTGCGGGGTAACTTGAGCTTTGATTATTCCTTTAGGTAGTTCAGGTTGCATTTTCAATA